GCCGTCGCCGTCGACGTTGTCCTGATAGACCGCCTGCAATTCGCGGTCGTCCTCGCCGAGCTGCAGCCACGCAAACAACTCATCGGAAATGCTGCTTTCCGAATACATCGAGCGCGGGAAGCCTTCAAAATCCTGAAACATCAATTCCGGATCGGACTCGTCTTTATGCAATTCCGCACACGCGGCAAGGAATGAGTCCTTGTCGCTATGGTCCTCAAGATCAATCCACGCGCCGGCGATCGAGCCGGAATTGTACTTCGCATACGTGCCAACATAGATCCGTGCAGTCATGGTTTCGTCCTCGCTTGTTGTTGCCTCTCCGCCAAGAGAGGCCGGCTGGATTGCCGATCATGGGCACCGAAATGCCCATGGGCTGCAATCAGGCCGCCACCCAACCCTTGCGCATTAGCTTTTCCCATCGACCGTCACGCCAGCGCGTTTCAACCCGGCATTTCGGCCGTGGTACGTCAATGGTCTCGGTCTTGATTGATTTAGTCTGGCCGCCGTCCACTAGGCCGCCATCAAGATAATTCCCATTGCCGCAATAAACCGAAACGCGGCCATCTTGAATGGTGGCTTCGCGACCGATCGCATCCTCGATCGAAATCGCTGACATACCGCGAAACCGATAGTAGCCAAGCGGCCAGACATTCCGAATGACCTTAGGCTCATTGTAGATGGTCGCCTGATATTCGACCGCCAATGTGCGCGCGTCGAATTGGATCAGCTTTCCTGTTAGGCTCATAATTTATCGTCCTCGCATGTTGTCGGACACTCGCCAAAGCGCCCGGGTTGTTGTGTCTGGTCTCGTCAGTGGCGGCTTTACCGCCAGACGGGCATAAGCCCGTTTCGACCTTCAATCCCTCCAATCAACCTCGATGGCGTCTACAGAGCGCGCTTGCTGCGACGCCCACTTGTCGAGCGCGACAATCGCCCGGTCGTATTCAACTTGCGACAATCGCCCCGACATCAATCGCGCGTCCAACGCATCCATCACGCGTTCAACGCGGCGTTCAATCTGATCTTCTGTCATTTGTTTGCTCCTCGCTTTGCGCCAGGCACCAACCCGGCTTGCAATCAACAACCTATCAAACAAACACAAAAAGAAAACCGTAAAGATCAGTAAATATCCGCACAATTCCGCACACAAGCAAACAAGAATGTTGCGGGGAAGGGGCTCTCGATTTGTGCCAGCGCGCGGCCGAGCCCGGAAAAGGTCGCGGCATCGGGCGGGCTTTGGATTAATTGGTTGCGCTTGTAACTAAATTATTCGTTCACGTTCAACGTATGTTCTTACGGGTATGTTTTACATCTGTTCTAACGAGTTGGCCGGTGCCCACAGCACGCGTGAGGGCCGCGAGCACCTAAGCCGCTGATATCATTGCGTTGTGGTAGTGGGGTGCGCTGGGATCGATGTCTGGAGCATGGTTCCGGACCGTCTACGACCGGCGGCGGCTTCAATCTTCCCCGTCTTTAACGGGGGCTTTCCGGCCGAATGCGCCGGGGGCCACTTCCTTACCTCGGGCGCCGTGAAATGGATTTGTCCCCATCCTATACGGCCATAACGGGCAACCGCACGCCGTGCAGCGTCGGACCTCGGATGGCTGGTAGCAGCAGCAATCCAAGCATTTCGCCCGGATGACCGCCATAATCGATCGTTTTTGATGCGCTTGTCCTAGGACTTCGGGCGCCAGATCGTCCGGATGCCGGCCTTCCGTCGATCCATCCGGATGCCGGACAATGAGGGCGTCCCGGTTAGTTTCTGATAACGAATTCAGTGCAATATCGTCGATGGGCATGGTGGCCTCCTATCCAGGTTGCTGTGCCAAGTGGCCGGGCGGCGCTACAACGCCGCTCGGCTGCGCCTATCGTAGCACAGCTCGCGCCCGCGAACATCCTCGCACCTTCCCGCGCAATTTTGTTGCGTCAAGCTCCAGCTCCGCGCGCGCCGCCCGACGATCCCGGGCGCCGGGTACGCCCCCCCGCCCCCCCCCGGGTAGGCTGGCCAGGCCGGCCCCATCGACGTTCTATCTCAGTGCCCCTGAAATACCTGGCGGCTGTTTTCCCATTTCAACCGGTAAGAGAATTTGGTCATGGCACGCGTCATTGGTTTCAAAACTTCATTTCCCCCACACCCCCTTATATAGGGATAGAGTCTGTCCCGTCCCGAAACCGCTCCCCTGCCGGGTATGGATTCCGGCGTGGGCGTCGGGACAGAAGTTGTCCCTGACTTTTTGTTTACTGGTTGGCACTTGATTGATTTTGGGGCATCCGGGACAATTACCGGCTGTCCCGCGTCCTGATGGTACTAGCTCAACTGGTTGTCGAATTGGAAGCGTGACAACAACCTGTCCCGATTTTTTGGGGGGTGGTTTTGAGGTTTTGGCGGGCCCGAGGCGAGGCGCTGGGTCAGCGGCGCTGCCGGGAGGGTAGGCATCTCCTGGCGCGAAAGCGGCCGTGCCGTGTCCGCCGAATGGGGAGAAACCGCGATGCTGTGGATCGCGATTTCTATAACCGTCAGAAAGCACCGCGCACGACTGACCATCAAAGTGCGGTGGTTCTGACGCGAAGCCGGGGGGGCGGGTTAGGGCTCGCCCCTCCACCCCGAAATTTAGGACGACCGGCCCCTTAGAACAAGTTCTTTTGGCCACCGGTATTCTGTTGCCGGTTGAAGCGGAGGACGGCCTGGCGGGCGGCGTCTTTGCCCTCGTCGGTGAGGTGCCACTTGTTGCGGATTTTGGTGGTGAGTTTGGGTTTCTTTTTCTCGAGTTCGTTGATGAGACGTTCGACTTTTTTCCGGTAGGCCTCACCGTTTCCCATGACCCATCCGAGGTTGGTTGCCCAGTTGGCGAAGGACCCCCCCTCGCCAGCTGGCATACTGAGCATGGCGGTGAGGACGCGGTCCTCATCCTGCTCGACCTTGTCGGAGTGCTGTTCTTCCTCGCGCTGGGAGATGGGGACGGCGCGGACGGTGGGAATTTGGCGGCCTTTTTGGTCGACGAGGGTATTGGATCGGATGGTCTCGAGCTTGAAGGACATGGCTTCGAAGCCTGGGCCGCGGATTTTGTTGTGGTGGAGCTCGACGACGTCGTCGCTGGTGCGCCACAGTGTCAGGTTACCGTCGACTTCGGCGAGGTAGGCTGAGCCGCCGCGGGGGAGCAATTGGGAAGGGTCGGTGACGTATTTGATGGGGTGGCACAGCACGAGGACGCAGGGTTGGCCGGGCAACGTTGTGAGGGTGCGTAGGGCTCTGGCGTAGTTGCCCATCTGGGTATTGCTCATTTCCTCATCGCCCAAGAAGTAGGCGGCGCTGGTATCGACGATGACGAGGCTGAAGTCGCCGATTTCCCGGATGTATTTCTCGATTTGCGATAAGGCCTGCGGGATATTGAAGACCTGCGGGATGAACCAGATCTGGTCTTCGTCCGGGTTGTCTTTGCGCTGGGCGTCGCTGCCGATGAGGCGCATTCTGACATCGTCCGCGTTTTCGCCGACCAGGTAGAGGACGCGGCCTTTTTCGACGCGGTGGGTTCCGAACATGGCGGAGGCGTCGGAGGAGGCGATGAGCTCGGCGAGGTGGAGCGCCACGGCGGTCTTGGCATGGCCGGTCTGGCCGGTTAGGGCGTAGATGAAGCGGCGCTGGAGGATGCCGTCGACCAGGTAGTTGGGGGCGGTGAAGCGCTGCATGAAGACCCTCCTGCCGATGGGTTGGACAGGCGGTTTACGGGAACCTGGCGCTGCGGGACGTTCCGGCCCGTTGCCTGAGGGCCTAGGTCCATTGCCGGGGTCCCCGGGGCTGGTCCCCTGCCTGACCCCGGCGAAGGCGGCCGCGATGCGGGTCTGCAGGGCGTCCTCGCCCAGGTGGGCGACCAGCCCGTGGGCCTGCGCCATCTCGTAGAGAGCATCGATTGCGAGCGCGAGCTCGAGGCCCTTGGCGACGTAGCCGGCGGCGTCCTTGGCGGCCTCGTCGAAGGCCTTGGCGCAGGCCTCGACGTCGCCCTCGCCCAGGCTGGCCAGCACCGCCCGCCAGTTCGCCAAACCTTCCCGGAAGCGGTCCTCGATGGTCATTCGAACAGCGTTCCTTGATTGTCGAGCGGTTGGCGTGTCTGCTTTTCCTTGTGCGCCTGCCGGCGTCGCTCCGCGGTGCTCACCAGCATCAGCGCCATGCGGCGGCGGATGTCGGCGCAATACTCAGGCTCGCGCTCGATCAGCACGGCGCGCATACCCTCGCGAAAGGCAGCTTCTCCGGTTGTGCCGGAACCGGCAAACGGATCGAGCACGAGGCCGCCGCACGGCGTGACCAGCCGGCACAGCCATTGCATCAGGTCTACCGGCTTGATGGTCGGATGGCGCGAGCCGAGCCGATCGTCGATGTCCGCCTTGGCCGTGTAGAAAAAGCGGGCGGCAGAACCGGTGTCGCCAAAGCCTGGATCGCCGCGTACTTCATTAGGATCAAGGTTTTGCCCAAGCCCGTTTCCACCGCCATAGATGGCGCTGGTTTTACTGATGTTTGCGATCCTGCCGCCCGTGCTCTTGCCGAGATCAGGAAACGCCGCGAGCACCTCGTCAGAGCCGTCGTGCACGAGGTTGGCGGGCCAGCGGCCGGCGGGCGAATGACTGTCAGTACGACTCCCCTTCCATTCGCCATAACATTCACCGTTGCGGTTGGAATCTAACCCAACAACGCTTGCGCATTTATCGGCGTGGTCCTGACCGGAAGGAATGCGGCAGGCGTCTATGTTTAGCGCGCCGACACCATGCTTCAAAACATTGACGGCGACGGTGGCTTCTGAGATCGGCTTGCGCGCCAGGCAGATTGGCTCCCATGCTGGTTTGAGCGCCGTGCCCCAACCGGACCATTGCTTGGCAGCGTCGGTGGCGGGCGCAGTGATCGGTTGCGGCTCGCAATCGTAACTGACCTTCCGCGTCTCGCTGTATCTCTGCTCGGTCTTGCCGCGTGAATAAGGTGGCGGTGCGATAATCTTCCGCTCCGCGCTAGCCTCGCGATCAATCGCCTTGCTCACGTCGAGCGACTTGGGGAATCCTTGCCCATAGCACCATGCCACCTGATCGCGTATCTCGAAGCCGGCGTCCTCGATGGCGCAGGCGAG